ACCTTAAACTCGCCGTGCTTTCCAAGGCGCTCGGTTTTCCGTGTCATTTTTACTGATTGTTAGGATCTGCAAGTACACCAACGGCTAACGGCCCCGATACTACATTTGCAGTTTTTTGCGCTCTTTGTAATCTTTTAGCTACTTCCTCGGCCATTTCTTTACTAGCCTTTTGGATCTCTAATAAGATTTTTCGTTGTTCCGCCGGATTGACTTCAAATAATCTTTTTGCAATCGCGTCCGCTTTTGCCGGGCCTCCCGTTTGTGTGTACTGTAAACCTTTTCTGCCTAGTGAGGTTATTAATCCCATTACAGTTGGACGATCAATAAATTCTCCTACTACGCCTCCCTCTAATTCTTTTACGGCTTGTTGTCTTTCCTGAGTTCTTGATCCCGTCATAACTTTATTACGAGTTTCGTTAGCCGTTCTTTCAAGTTTTATATATTTAGCGAATTCATCTGCATTTTTGCCTGGCATAATCAATTCAAATAATTTTTTATTTTTTTCATTGGCTAAGATCCTGGCCGCAAAATTAGTACCTTCTGTCACTTGTTCTGAAAGTTTCTGGAAGTGAGACATTACTCCTTGTTTAAATGCTACTTGTTCGCCAGGAGATAGATCCTTATAAATTTTTGTAATTTGTCGAATATCCAGGTTGTTTACTTTATTACCCTTTAGAAAAGCCTCGCTCAATCTAGCCTTATCTGCAAACTGTTTATTTGCGGCCGCATATGCCGGATTATTATCTTTGATGATTTTGTTAAATTGATTTTTTAGATCTATAACCGCTCCGGCCTTCTCTGTATATTTTTTCTGCATATTCGGAAGTATCGTAGTACCTTCGTCGATAATGTCGTCAAAACCTTTTTTGATAGCGTGATAAAACTGAGTAGGAAGATCCTGGGCCAAAATATCGTCCGCAGATCCAAAAAATAAATTGTTATCTTTTTTAAACATATTGGCCAAGTTAGGTACTGATATTCCCTTTGCGTTCATTATTTCTTGGCCTCTTTTTGCGGCCTCAAGCAATATGTCTCTTCTAGGCTCATTCATAAAGATCTCTTTAAATTTACCGGCATTTATAGTTTTGTCATAAGCAAGTTTATAAGCCGGGCCGCTCTCTGCATTTACTAATCTGGCCAGATCATCCGTAAAATCTATTGATAATTTAGTTGGATCTGTTTTTGCCGCACTATGTAGATTGTCCATAATCCTTTGAGAAGAATTTGCCTGGCGTTGTTCTAGTACATCCCTAACCATATTTTTAGAAGTGTTGCCGATAGATTTAGACGCAAATCCTAAATTCTGTAAATTTTCTCCGGCGTCTGCTAGTGTCGTTTGCAATGGCGTCACGGATCCTCTATTGGCTCCAGATAAAATTGCGTTATCCGCTACGGCCGCCGCACTATCTAAATTATCCTGGGCCATTTTTTCTGCTATTTTTCTTTGCGCTATACGATCTATTGTTCTCTGATTACTAGACATATTTTTTATAGCGTCTAAGCCTTTACTAATACCTTTGCCTCCTACAACAACGCCTGGAGCAACAACGCCTCCCGTAGCGCCTCCAATAGCCGCTCCCTTCAACGCTCCCATTGCTCTATCATATGCGCCGCCTTCGGCCGTACCGGCCCCATAAGCGCCTCCGTATATCGCTCCGCTTTTTGCTCCTTGTTTTGCAATTTGCATTAACGTAGCGTCCGTCGCCGCCGGGCCTACTGCGGATTTAATACCTTGAGTTGTTCCTTTTACGGCCCTTGCCATACCTGGCGCCCTTGCGGCTATTCTGGCCGCAGTTCCGGCCCCAACGGCCGCCCCTCCAGATCCAAGTGTCGGAGCAGTAAAAATAGTTGCAAGAGCAGTTGGTATTAACGCTCCGCCTATTTCAGAAGATATAGAAACGCCTGGCGCTTTTTTCTGAAAGTCTTTTATATCGTCTCTGATATTGCCAACCGTTTGTCCATAATCTCCAAGTAATCCAAAACCAGATCTTAGTCCGGCCTCTAACTCGTCTCCAAAACCAAAAAGTAATCCTTGTCCTAAAGCGGCTCTAGTGACACCCTTTGCATATTCTCCCGCAGTTGGGCCGCTTTCCTTTGCCGCATTTATTCGTTTTGAGGTTTCACTTGCGATATTTGCTCTTTGCTCGTTCTTGAGCATTTCAAAAATATATTCTTGCCTTTGCGCCTCAGACATTTGGCGAAAGTTATTAGGTACTTGATATTGTTTACCTTCTATCGTTATTGACGCCATTTGTATTACTCTGGATTAATTTCATATTGAACAAACTCTTTAGGAACGACACCGGCCGCCTCTCTTCGTCTGTTAATTTGTTTCTGCTTATTGAGTTTTTGTTGTTGTGCTAACGCTCCTAATTCTTCAAGTAAGGCCTTAACACTTTCCGGATTGTCTGCGGTTTCTAATCTTTTCAATGCTCGTTTTGCGTCGTCGTCCGTTTTAGTTCCGGTTTCCATTGCTAGGAAAGCGTCTCTGGTTTCATTGATAAAACGTTTGTAATCATTTTTGTTATCTAACCTTATTTGACTTTCCTCTGACATAAACGCAGAAGGCGTTATGCTACCGAAGAAATCTTGGACGCCCTCTCCTGGGCCAAACTGCAACATATCATTATCTATCGCAGTTATAAATTTCTGAGTATCGGCTAATTGCAGATCTAATTTATCCATAACGTCGAAATCTTTAAGTTCATCATCAATTAAAGTAGTTGGAACAGTAGTAGATAAAGGAGCGCTTTCGGCGATTTCTTTTTGGGCCGCCAAGTAGTCTTGATCGACGCTATATGTATAGTTGCCGTCCGCGTCAACCGTTCTTATTAATCCGTCCTCTGTGACTGTCGGCTCCAATCTAGCTAATCTGTCTCTTTCCATTTGATACATATTTTGAATTGTAGATCCGTCGCCTAATTCCAGGCCAATAGACATTGCCTCTTCAAAATTACCGTCTTTGTACGCCTGGGCCATTCGTTCTTGTAGTTCTATTGTTTTATTTTCTTTATCTATTTTTCTTTGACGATCTTCTTCTTTACGGATCCTATCTAGTTCCGCGATTTTATTTTGCTCTCTTGTTGCTCTTCTTTGATTAACAGTATCAATCGCCGTGTTATCTCCTCGTATAACTCCGCCCAGGGCGTATAGTAAATCTGACATACCCTGGCCTTTTGCCGTTTGTACGTTTTGTTTATATTTTGCTAATTCATCTGGAGTTAGAGCATTGATATCTGTTTGATTTAAAATATCGTTAAAGCCTCCCATTCTGGCTAGTCTGTTTGTAAATCCGCCAGGAGCAAATTGTGGAGTTATAGGTGGAGTAGATCCTCCAGGTTTTTTCCCAATACTCATATTTATAACCTCTCATAATTGACGCATAAGTATCCGGTATCTTTATCCTGGAATACTGCGTCTGGATTAATAACTTCCGCTCTTTGTGCGATTACACCTATTGTCGGATAATCTTCAGTTATACCAATATCCTTGGCCTTGTCGTTCCAATCCCATTGATATATTTCGTGTCCGTCTTTTTGTGTATATAAATAAGTTATGTTTGTTTTTAAGCGTTCGTCTGAAAATAAACTTGCTACTTGTAAACCGGCTCCTAGAACGTCGCCCAATCCGGTTTTTTTCTGCGAAGTCTGTCCGCCTAACATTGGAACACCGCTAACCGCAGAGGCTAGAGCGCCTAATTGATCGTAAGGTGTTTTCAATCTTCTGTCGAATTCAGATCTCTGCGCGTCTAGTAAAGATTGCGCATAGTTTTGATCTAGTAAACCTGATTGTTGCAATCCTTGTAATCCCGTTTGTTGAGCGCCCAAGATATCTCCATATAATGCCCTGGATCTATCTAAAGCCGCGTCGTCTAACCTGGCTTGATCTAAAGCACTTTGTTGATCCATTTGGGCCGTGCCAAATTGTAGATCTGCTAATTTATTAAAGTAATTTTGACCTAGATTTTGATTTGCTAAAGCAAACTGATTTAAGGCCGCTTGATTGGCCATACTAACCGCTCTATCTGCGTCTAGCATTGCTGTATCTGCTTGGAGCGCTCTTTGAGCGTCCGACGTTGCTAATTGTGCGGCCGTGTCAAAACCTCTTTGATTTTGTTCTGCTACAAAGTCTGATACTTGTTCTTGGAAATTTTTATTTGTTTCGGCCTCTAATAATGCTCCTCTAGATCCTCCAAAAGCGCCAGATCCAATCTGCGCGTCTTGATCTGATTGTAGTTGCATTAATCTCGCTCTATTTAGATCTCTGACGCCTTGATCCGTCACAATGTTTTGATAAGGATTTAGATAGTTTCCAATTTTTCCTAAAATTTCTCCTCTATCAAGATCTCTTATAGATCCTCTGTTTACTTGACTAGCGGACGCGTCTTGAGCGCGGCCCAACATAGGATTAAAACCAACATCTCTCACGTTGGCTCCGGCCCCAACCATACCCATAAGACCGGCGGTTGGATCAAATCTATTTGCTTGATTAAACAGTTGCCTATTACCCGCACTTGCGGCCTTAGTGTTAGCAGATTGATCCGCTACCATTTGGCCTTTGTAGCTTTCAAAAGGTATGTTTGCTACTTGTCGGCCTTTTGCGTATAGATCTTGGAAGGCTTGTTTTTGATATCCTGGAACGGTGGTGGTAGTTGTTGATTTTCCTTTACTCATAATTCTAAATCCTTACTTATTAAATTTTCTGACTTAAACCCAAGGTGTTTAATTTTTTTTATCCAACCAGGGCGGCCTCCTCCGTAAAAACGTGTTGCGCCTATCCTCCTGGCGAATTCTTCAATTAAAGGCAACATTGCCTCTAACTCTTCATATTTGCCTCCGCAAAATAATAAGTTGATTGTTGTTTTTTGCGGAAAGTAATTGACCTCGGTTATAAAAGCAGATTGTTTTCCTGGCCAGAGTTGGAAAGTTCCGTCGTATATTTTAGCCTCTACATCTTCTAAAAGATAGAGATCCTGATGTTTTATTGCCGGAGCAATATACTTTTTTGCGATCTCCCATTCCTCTTTAGGATACGAGAGTTGTTGTAATGTTTCCGGCATTATCTACTCCTATTTTATATTTAGATCCGTTAGGGGAAACAAGTACGATTTCCGTACCGTCTAGATCTCCTATTTCAAATCTTTCGCCTTTTGCAACGGTTATTCCCGTTATATATTCGATTTCATCAATCAAATAATTTAAGTAATCCTTGGGATCCTGGCCTTCCGCCGGACGCGATAACGTTCTACGAGCCAATTTCTTTACCTTCTAATTTTGCCATTTTTACGTTTTTTTCTTGTTTGTCTTTTCTATCAAGTAAACCTTTTAAAGCCATACCGGCAAAAGGAAGGCCGGTTGCGGCCCCTAATAAACCGCCAAATATATTCATTGGCGAAAATAGATCTCTAAATTCTGGTTGATCTATTGTGTTATATGCCAGGCTATCTATAAGGCCCATATTAGTTGTCGGATTTACGCCCATACCCAGGTTATAAGATCCTAAAACACCTCTCGTTGCGGCCCCAGGATCTACTCTAGAATATGCGTTGCCTAACGCTCTTTGTACGTCGTTATTATCCGGGCCAAATCTATTAGCCTGGGCCATTAATCCGGCGGCGGCGGCTAAGTCATTTGGAGAAACAGATCTAAAAGTTAAACCTCCTCTTTCCTGGACGATTGATTGTGTCAACGGATCTACTTCTGCGGGAGCATTTCTCATATTGGCCCTGGCTATTGCCTCGCCTAATTGTTTTGAGTATGCCGTTCCTCTATTGTTAGATCCATAACCGGCCCCAGAGTTTCCAGGATTGCCTCCTCTACCGCTACCTTGAAATCCTCCTCTGTCTCCGTAATCTGGCATTTTAGTTTCCGTATAATTGTTTATGAAGTTTTATAACTTCCCATTCTAAATATTTGATCTTTTCGTTTTGCTCTACATCCAGGGGCAAGATACCTCCGCTTTCCCATTCTCTTTGCCATTGTGCATTTGTTTTTATATCTTCTTGCATTGCCGCTACCTGGTTTTCTAAATAATCTACTTTATCCGTTAAAGTGACATAGGTATAAGTTAAGGCCCCAATCGCTCCGATAATTTGTATCAGATACGGCAAACTAAAAGTCATTGCGGATTTATCTGATATTGTTGTTTTACTCACTTATCGCCTACCCCTTGGTTTTACATCTAACCTAATATCTCCAACCTGGAAGTCTTGATTTGCGTCGCCCGTGACATTTAAAGAAACAGATCTAGCACTAAATCTCGCGTCGGAATATCCGTCGGCCTCAAAAGTAAAATTACCAAAATCTGTTTCAGATCCTAACGGCGTTTGTTTACCTTTAAATCCTAAAGTCACTCCAGGAAGATTTGTTGCCTCACTATCTGGGAGGATCTGATTTACTTGCATAATCCTATCGCCCTGGCCTAATTGTATTGGGCCGGTTTTGCAAAATGGAATATCAGTATTATTTGGAGAAGTTAAAATCGAGTTTGTTTCGTGTTCGTATAGATTGCCGCTACTATCTCCAGATATCGGATATGGAAATACTCCCTGATCTAACCAGAAGGATCTATCCATAGATCCGGTCGCCCAGGTTTTTTCCATATAGTTCCAAATAACATATTTGTTTGGTACTAAACTATCGCCTCCAGGAAAAAACCACCAGATCTCATTAAAGAGTTGATTATGTCCTCCGCAAGACGAAGATCTGTATTGATAATTTATATTGTCAAAAACAAAATCGTGAACGTCTGAGGGCAATTTTTGTACCTGGCCCGTATAAATATAAAAAGAGTTATCGCCCATATAGGCAATAAAGTTTCCGGCATTTACTACCGTTCTCATACTTGCGGCCCGACAATTTTGCCCGGCGTCCTGGATCCCATAAATAAATGGCGCTCCGGTGTAATAAACTTTATTTAAACCAACGTCTGTAAAAACAATAATATCTGCATTGAATTTTACGGCCCCTTGTATAAGACCTCCAGAAGTCACTCTAAGATCTCCGGCCGTGTTTGTGGCCGCCGGTGTCCAGGTTGTATCTGTTTCTCTGCTTGTCCAACGTATTTGTCTAGGATCTCCGGTATTACCGAAAGCAAATAAGTGTCTTTCATTTGTGACCAAAACACCTAAAGATCCGGTTGGGGAATTTGTTAATTGTACGGCCTGACTATCTGGTGTTGGAGGCGTTGTTCCTGATCCGTTGTCTGGCCTCCATTTATAAATTTTGTTATCAGATCCGCAAACAAAAATTAAATTTTCTCCAAAGTTTGCAAAAGAAAAAGGTTTTGTATTGAAAGCCAATCCAGATTGAGATCTCGCGTCTCCGTAATCTTCACGGCCATAGTGATAGGCCCCGAAACCTAAAGGAGAGGATTGTGCGTCTCCAACAAATCCGGTTGGTGTTATGTCGTACCATTGGTTGTCATAGTTGACGTAAACTTTTTGACGCGTACCGATTGCTAAAACTTTTTTATTTGTATTCGTATAGTAAGCGTAGGCCCCAATCGGAGTACCAACAACCGGCGTATCTCTTAACTTTTGCCAACCGCCAATATTTTTTAAATAACCATTTTCAAAACGAATAAGATTTCCGTCTATCCAGGCATTTTTATTGGCGTAATCAGTACCATTCTTTTTTATGCCAGGAGGAGGTGTTATTGAGATATAGGGCATTTTATCCTCCGAAAATAGATCTTAAAATTGGAGCGTAAGTTAATCCGGCTCCAAAGGTTGTATTTATAAAAAATATAATTCCGTTAAGAATTACTAATTTGAGGCCTAAAAAAATAATTAGGATCCAAAGAATAGTTTTGAATAATCCTTTTTCTTTATAGACCTTTTTTATTTTTGTTAAAATCGGCCAATTCCATTTTATATAACTTCTGCGTTCCATAACTTATCATCATAATTTGGATGTATCGTGTCCATACGAGCAAATTTAGGCAAAGTTTTTACATACTCTGCATAAACTTTTGGCGTAAAAATATTAAAACGATCTCTCACTTCTTGAATATCTTGTTCTAAAAATTCTATTGGAGAAAATAATGCTAGTTCTTTGTTTACACCTTTAGATAATTTCAAACACTCTCGCCAAACTTTCCAAGGTAATTTGCTTTTAGTTTTTCTTGCCATTTTCCAAGTACCAAAAAACCCGGTTAAGTGAGGCGGAAAAAAATTAAAGATCCTGGCCGTAATAGTTTGGATCATAGCCTCGCCCATTGGCGTAGTATCGTATCTAAATAGAACGTGCCAGATATCGTGCGATAAAAGTAAATGCCTGGAGGCGTTCTCTCTTATGTCGTCACTAAATGAATTATAAACATTATCAAATTTAGAATTTTCTCTTCTCTCTTCTTTTTTAAATCTTTGGTTATAAAGTTTTTCAATTCCGTAATCTTTTATTAAATGATAATAGTGTGCGCCAACCGTGTTAGCCGGTAGCGATTTCAAATACTCATAATTCATTAAGGTTGGGATCACTTTTTTTTCTACATATTCTCGATCATTCCATTTGCGGCCCCAAATTATATTTCTACCATTTTCGGAAACTCTATTTTTTATCATCATCATAGGGCCAAAAGGTATATTCATTTCTCGATATAAACTTACGACGTGATCTATACGACTTTCGCCGGTTAGATCATCAACCATTGGCTCTAAATCATTGCCTTCTCCATATGTTGTAAGAAGGTGTTTTGTGCTTTGATACATTTTTACTAAATTCCACGCCATTTTATTTACCTCGTTATTAAAATTATTCTTGCAGTTAGATCGCCTTTATTTCTTATATCGACGCTATCGCTCTCTAATCTTTTTACTGCATATTGTTCAACCGTTCCCGCGCCGTTTCTCAAAGTACATCTTTGAGAAAAGAAAACATAGTTGCGATCTTTAGTTTTATCTTTTTCTAAAACTTTTAGATCTCCTGGCCTAATATCCAAGATCTTAATTTCGTAATCATTATGATCTGTAAGCATACAAAACATTCTAGTTCGCATTGAGGTAGCTTTCATTATTCCTGGTACTGCTAAATTCCATTGTTGAGACATTGGAGCAAGTACGTCGTAATCGCAGTTAAATTGATAGCTACTGCAAAACTTTTTATTACTTATGGCCTCTTCTGTTTCGCTTTCAGTATATACACCGTTTCTAATTTTATCGTTGGCCCATAATTCTTTTAAACGATCAACGTCGGATGATTTGATATCTTCTTGATCCCAATACATTTCGTTATCTAGAGATCCTTGTATGCAGATCATTCTATTTGGCCTTTTGAAAATTTTATCGCTTTGGCTATCGTAAACTAAGTTATCGCCGTCCACGTTGTCCTCAAGATTAACTCTTTGTATTTTATCTCCGGTACTTCCTTCAACGATTGTGATTTGCATTTCGTTATCAAAATTATGTACCCAGGAAGGATATAGGCATTTAAATTCATACAACATTGACATTATATTTCCTCCGTCTCTGTGACCGGCATATCTTTAATTGGTTTTGTATAATCTCCAGAGATAGGATCTTCCGTGTTGCTAGATTGTATATCTGTTTCTAAATTTTCTTTTTCCATAATCTAACCCGCGTCAACCGTATATCTTCCCGACGAAGGGGCCGTTGCATTGTATGTCAGTAAGATATGAGAGTAATTTCCTGAGGCATTATAAGTAAAAGTGACAGTAGTATTATAAGTTCCAATTACTGTACTACCCCATTTAAGTTGGGATCCGCCAAATAATGAGTAAACTGTTTGGCCTCCATAATTTCCGGCAATATAAAAATAACAATAATTTCCGATCGTGCTACTTGCGGTTGCGGCAGTTCTTACAGTTATGTCCGTTCCGCCCAGAGTTCTAATTGTTGCGTCGTGGGCCGTTCCAAAACCTTGGTTTCCCGTCGGATTAGCTATGTTTAATGCTCCGTCGTTATAACCATAATAAGTTGCGGGAAATTTTCCGGCGACATATACACTACCCGCTGTCATATCTGCGGTATCGTTTCCGGCAGACGCTCCGTACCATTCTGAAAATGACATTTGTACGCCAGATCCTTTTCCAATCAAGGCCCTTATATCTGCGTCATTTAAAGACGCTTGAGTTCCAGAAGATCCTCCCGCCTCGATATGTATTTGGTTTAAAGAAATTGCTCCGCTACTAGGTAATGGCATACTAGGCCTCCTTAGACTTTAATTCGTCAATTTCTTTTTTAAGTTCCTTGATCCCTTCAATGAGTAGCGGTACAAGTTTTGCATAATCTACTGTTAGATAATTTTCTCCTGACATTGAAACAATAGATCCGTCGTCTTTTGTTTCCATATCAAAAGGCGCCAGGCTTACAACCTCTGGCATAATTTCTTGTACTGCTTGAGCGGATATACCTATTTGTTCTTTTTCGTCTGTATAGCCAAAAGATTTAGCAAGATCATTATTAACATATTGGAAACCATTTAATTTTAAGATCTTTTCTAAAGGATTTTTTATATTGCCTTTAACTTCTTTCAATCGTTCGTCCGAATAATAGGCCGTAATGTTTGCCGTACAAGCGATTTGAGCGTTCATATATAACGCTTTAGATCCATAGTTTCTAATCCAGGTACTATCAGTCATTGTCCAACCGCCGCCGTGAGTTTGCCAATAAATACCGTCCGATCCATTAACTCTAAACCAATCATTCGCATAGATTTGATTGAAGGTTGGATTGGATGTTGTATCTAGGGCCTGATTAGCCGTATAAGTTGTAT